GTAGAATTTCCTTCCGATTCTTATCAGAAGGAGTCATCAGTTGTTCATCAAAATAACTGAGGATTTTTTTCATCTGGGTTGTCACTAAACTAAGTGCATGTTTGTCTGATAGTTCACCATTTGCGAATAGTCTGGCAGCTTCCTTCTGTTCTTTCTCTTTTTCAATCAATCTTGCAGCATGAGCAGTTATGAACACTTCTTTCTGCTTGCGCGTTAGGAATACAGCTGGCTGTCGAGGGATAAAAGGAGCAGATTCAAAGAAATCTTTCAATTCATAATCGGATTGTTCTATTACTTGTAGTAATTCTTTCCGACTGTCACCAGGACCAAGATGTATTTCTTTTTTGAGGGCACCTTTATCTTTGGCAAATTCTAATGCATCATCCGTGAGGGTATTCTCCATACAATTGAATAAGGTCACATCATCCCACCAAGTCAGTGGCAGATTCGTAAGTGAATTAAGGTCATTTCTATTGGACAGCAATTCCAATAATTTTATCTTGTCATGATCGCCACGCATGTTTGGTGGCGTTTTGTGCTTCTTCCGATATGCTAAGAAAAAATTCTTCTTTGCAAGCCGAGTTAGATTACTAATTGCTCGCTTATCAATCTTCCTAGGTGTATGGACTCGTCTCAAGAATTTCTTCACACCTTCTTCTGAATTTACTTCAGAGTAGAATATGAGTTTGTGGAGTGATGATAGCTCTTGTACCTGTATCCTACTTAGGATTGAAGTTACTTTGATAAGATTGAGAAGGATAGACTTATTATTAATCGCTAGAGTTGAGTCATGTAACAATAATGGTATGAGTTTGAAGTCATACTTTACATCTGACATTACTTGATCATATGTCCAGAGATCCACTGAGGCCTCCAATATTGGTTTCCAATTCATTGCATACGATTCATCATAATCAGATATATTCAATAGGAATCCCTCTAAACCTTTCATGAATTCTACAACAACATTATGATCACATCTCAGTTCAGTTAAGGACTTCATTATGGAAAAGAATGGCCGTGCCCATGCATAATCATAGCAGTCACCGATTATTTCTAAGTTATTCATGATATCTGCTGTTGTGAACATATAATCAAAGTATGCCAATGTCCCACAAAACCACTTCCCGGAATTGGAGTGATATAATCGAAAATGTCCGCCTCCACAT